TTCGCGAGGGACGTATGAAGTACATGATCATCTTCTTGGCTTTGCTGGCTGGATGCAGCGAGTCGTATCGGTTCCCATGCCAAAACCCTGCCAACTGGAACAAGGTTCACTGCAATCCACCCGTGTGCGAAGCCGATGGCACTTGCACCAAGTACCTCATCAAGGAAGAGAAAAATGAAAACTGATTGGGATGCCCTGCTGCGCTTCATCATTGGCGTGACGCTCTCGTTGACACTGGCTGGCATTGTTGCTGTGGTGCTTTACTCGCTGGTCTTTGTGACCCAACCCATGAACGCTATGGCCCCCAACGATGAGGCGTTCTTTAACCTCATCACGCCATTGGCGACCTTCATCACTGGTTCATTGGGCACTCTGTTGGCGATGAACAAGAAACCACCACAAGACAAGGAGACCCCCAATGCTGACTGACATCCTGAAAACAATGGCCCCCGGCTTGGCGACTCTGGTTGCTGGCCCGATGGGTGGCATGGCGGTCAAGGCCATCGCTTCCAAGTTCGGTGTTGAGGACACGCTGGAGGCGGTGACCAACGCCATTCAGTCCGACCCAGAAGCCGCCATGAAGCTGCGTGAGATTGACCTCAAAGAGATTGAGGCCCATGCCAAGGACAGGGACAGCGCACGCAACCGTGAGACTGCCATTGCGACCAGTGACAAGGCTCCAATGCTGAACAAGCTGGTTACACCTGTGCTGGCCCTTGGTGTGGTCGGACTGTCCTTCGTGCTGTTCACCATCCTGATCTTTGTGGACGTGCAGCCCGAAGCCAAGGACATCTTGATCTACATCTTGGGTGTGTTGTCTGCTGCTGTTACACAAATTCTCTCTTACTACTTCGGCTCCAGCCAAGGCTCCAAAGACAAGAGTGATGAAGCCAAACTGAAAGGACTTTTGAAATGACCCAACTGACCAAAAACTTCTCCCTCCATGAGTTGACCAAGAGCGAAACTGCATCGCGCCGAGGATTGGACAACACCCCCGGCGCTGCTGAGATTGCCAACCTGACCGAACTGGCTGGCAAGGTGCTGCAACCTGTGCGTGATCACTTTGCCAAGGGTGTCCACATCAACTCAGGCTTTCGCCATCCTGATGTCAATGCAGCGGTTGGCGGCTCACGCACCAGCGACCACTGCCGTGGCATGGCTGCTGACATGGAAATCCCCGGTGTTGCCAACGCTGATTTGGCTGAGTGGGTGAAGGACAACCTTGAGTTTACCCAGCTCATTCTCGAGTTCTACACTCCTGGCATCCCTGACTCTGGGTGGGTTCACGTCAGCTATGACCCCAAGAACCTCAAGAAGCAGGTGATGACTGCTACGAAGCGGGACGGGAAAACCGTTTACCTGCCGGGGCTGGTGGCCTGATCCACCTGTCGAAGTTGATGTACAGCCGCACATCGTTGCCGTACATCTGCATCGCTTTTCTTGATGTCAGCAGGTGGTGCTCGAGTGTGCGCAGCGGCAGGTCTTCTGCGTAGCTGGCCCGTTTGGTGCCGCCATGCAGACACACCAAGCGGATGGTCATACACTGGTGCGGGGTCAAGTTCCAAGGGTTTGTCTCAGACCGCAGGTTGTCAATTTCGGTTGGTGTCACAACATTATCCAAAGTGCGACCGTGAGGCCAAAGAACACAATCAGAGCGCCCACGATTACCCATGTGGCGATCTGCATGAGGAGCAGCCAGTTCATGCCAAGCCCCCAACAAACGGGGAAGGCGGCAGCTTGTCCCGTTGCTGGCGCTCATACTCTTTGATCTGTTTGGCGGTCCAAGGCACTGGCCCACCAGGTGGAGGAAATGGCCAAACGGGTGCGGTCATGTGTTCTCCTTACTGTTGAGGTAATGCTTACCAGCAGCCATGGCTTCAATCTCCACGTACCACTGATCGCTGCGCATGGTGGTGCCAGAACCTTCGAGTGCTGTCACAAGTTGTTGGACGATGTGCGCAGCAGTTACTGTCTCACGCTCCAGTCGTTCGTTACGCGCCCTGAGTAGGCGGCTCTCCTGCTCGGCCTCGGCCAAGGCAATGTCCAGTTCGCGTTCTTGTTCAGTCATGGTTCTTCTCCTTGAGTTTGGCCTCAATCGCACGATACAGCGGTAAGCCAGAATGAATTGCAGTCAGTTCGTTTAACTCCTCATCACTCAGCCCCACCCAAGGCTTCGGCGCAACAGGCCACGGCTTACCATCGTGGTAAGTCTTCACAGGGACGGGTTGTGGTGCAGGTGGGGTGTCTTTGCACTTTGCCTCACATTCAGCGCAGATTGATTTGCCGGGGTGCTGATACGGGACAGACCATTCTTTGCGACATCCGCCACAAAACACAGCCCATAGGCGAACTTCCTGCACGGCTGGCTCATAGTCCAGCCCAAGCTCACGGGCGTTCTCGGCCTTCTTGTCGAGGGCGATGCTTGCCTTTAGCCGCGCCAACTCTGCGGCCAGTGCATCCTCACGCTCTGCGCTCATACCATTGATGCGGCATTGCTCCAGCACCTCGGCTTGCAGATCACACACATCGCACTTGCCTTTGAGTCGGCCATGCGCACAGTCTCTTGTTGGGTCGTGGGTCATTTTGTCCTCTCAATGCAAACAAGGTAGCGGATGTCGCCAGCCTTCGACCCAACGGCGGTGAATAGCTGCGTTGTGAACTCTTTTCCCGCCAGTGCTTCTGGCCTTCTACTCTTTGGTGTGTTCACGGTGCGCATGACTTGTGCGTAGTTGTGCAGGTCCGTTTCAATGTAGTCTCTGTGGCCGACCTCCATCATTGACGCCAGAAAAGTGTTCCAAGAATCTTTGTGTATTGTTGTCATCGCACCACCCCCGCAAACACAGCCAGCGCACCAGCGCCGATAGCACCCAACACGATGCCCAACACAAACGCTGCCCAATACTTCAAAGTCTTGCGCCACGCGCTTGGCCCCCATGCAGCAGCGGCGTGGTAACGCTTGCCCACCTTGGCAGGCTTGATGCCAAAGTGCTCTTGCTCGAATTGTTCTCTTGCGGTCATCATCATCTCCGATCACAGTATTGATTGATTGCTTGCATGGCCCGAGGGTTGCCCTCACCGAACCACCACTGGGTGCATTGCAACAGCACCTGCTCTTGTGTCTGCACCATTGACTCTTGGCCCTCTGCATACCCCTGCTTAAAGCCGTCCATGTAGGCATCGCCCATGAAGTAATGGATGCTTGCCACCCACAGCAATCCAATGACGATGTACTTCATGCTTTTTCTTCAACAATGTCGCTGTCATCCCACTCGTGATAGCAAGAGCAGCAAACGTAGTAATCGGCGTGTGGGGCAATTCCCTGCTGCCACGACCATTTGATGGTGTCGTAGGCTTCGGAGTCGCACTTAGGGCAGGTTTCGTTCATACGACCTCCAGGGCAAACAAAACAACAAGGAAAATAACGACCACAGGAGCAGCCCATAAGACTATTTTGTCTTGCCAGTCCATTGGCGGGTCTTCTGGGTCAATGATTGGTCCACCCTCACCAAAAGCCTCTTGAAGGGTGCGCGGGTGTTTGTATGTCAACATGTCTTTAGGAACCGTTGACACAGGATCTTGCTTTACATTGGTCATATTTACTCCTGTGGTTGGTGTGTACATTGTAAACAGTATTTCCAGACAATGTCAACAGGCTAATCAAACTCCTTTTTGCTCGCGATAGCTCTTGATCGCGTTGCGCAAACCTTGTTGCGTTTGTGCCTTTTCGTCGAGTGCCAGTGCTTGCGCTTGGTCCAAAGTGTCGCGCATCAGAATGCGATGGCACACAACAGGTGCACCTTGACCTTGACGACGCACACGAGCGTTGAACTGCTCGTACAGCTCCAAGCTCCAATTTAGCCCGAACCACACCAGCGTGCGTCCGCGCTTTTGTAGACCATCAATGCCGTGGCCAGCAGAGGCCGGGTGCGCAATCATCAGGGGGCAATCACCATTCTGCCAACGGCGCATAGCCTCTGACAAAGCCTTTTCGCTTTTGCATTGAGTCAAGTTAATCGGGTTCAAGTCCTTAAATCGCTCCATGATCCGCTCGGCGTCCGAGCGGTACTGGTAGGCCAAAAAGATCGGTTGACCCATAGACTCTTCGATAATGTCCTCCAGCGCGTCAAGCTTCAACTCGTGCAGTGCCTCCCAAGCAGGCAACCCGGCCACTGGGTACACCGCACCGTTGGCAAACTGCAAACAAGTGTTGGTCAATGAAGCTTGGTTAAACACCTCTTTAGACCCACCGTTATCCAGCTGCAAAAAGAACTCCTTCTCCATCTGGTCGTACCGAGCACGCAACTCGGGCGGCATCTCCACCTCAATATTGTTGACCATAAGATCAGGCAACGGGTTGTAATCGGCTGCAGACATCTCAAGGGTAATGTCACCCACGAGGTGCTTAATCGTTGTCTCGGTGTCGTCGTAAGGCACCTCTTTAAACGGGCCAGCTTTGCGATAAAACCGTGTGCGAAACGCTGTCTTGCTGGTGCCCAGACGCTCGCCCTTGTCAACCACCAGGTACTGGCCATGCAGGTCTTTGTAGCCGTTGGACGCAGGGGTGCCAGTTAAGCCAGTGACCCACTCCATCTTGGGCAAAACCTTGCGCACCGCCTTGACCCGATCCGTGGTGCTGTTTTTGCATTTGCTTACTTCGTCCCAGACAATGCCGTTAAATGGCAGCGGCTTGTCCTTGGTCATGTAGTAGGTGTGCAGTGTCTCGGACAACCACTTTAAGTTCTCGTAGTTGATCAAGTAGCAGTCGGCAGGGCGCAGCAGGGCGCGTGTGCGCTGATCGCGTGTGCCCGTAACCATGGAGAACGTCAGGTGCTTGGTGTGCGACCACCGTGCAGCCTCTTGACGCCACACCAGTCGAATGACTCGGATCGGGGCGACAATCAAAACACCCTTAAGAAACCCGTGTGCCGCCAAATGCGAAATGCTGGTGAGCGTGGTAATAGTTTTACCAAGGCCGGGATCAAGCCACAACATCGAATGGGGATGTGAGCACTGGTGACCAACGGCTCGTTTTTGGTAACCGTGAAGTTGATTAACGCTTAGCATTGCCACCCCGTTACATCAATGACAGCCATGCCGTCTTGTACATTGTCAACAACGAACACGGACACCTTGTGACCTCTTAGCCTGTCGTGCTCACGAGCTTGTGCCTCAGTGGCCTTTTGACCACCGCGCTTGAACTCGATAAAGAACACGCGCCCATCAGGGCAAACGAATAAACGATCAGGCACAGCAGCGCGAGATGGGCTGGTGAATTTGTAGGTCAACATGCCTTTGGATTTGGCATAGTCGCAGACCTTAGCCTCAATCTGTTTTTCCAGCATTGCGTGTCTCCAATTCGATCAGCAGCTCGATGTAGTGCTTGGCCTTTTCAAGGTCAGCAATGCCGTTCTTCTTGCGCCAGCGAGAAACGTACTTGACCACGTTGCCCTCAAAGTAACCCAGCGCGTTGGCATAGATGTACTCGACAGGTTGTATCGGCAGGTCTTTGTAGTGACCACCATCGACTTGTTTATCTAAGCTAGACTGAGACATAGTTTCTCCACTTCGTTGATGAAATACTCGTAGTCAGGTTCGTACAGTGCATCATCTAAGTCGTTGCACACTTGCACGTTCCATCCAGACTCGACGCCAATGCGTCGCCACTCGGTCTTGCCCTTGAGTGGTGGCATGACTTTGGTAAGGGGCTTGCCCTCTTTGCACACGTAGT